CAAATATCAAACTTTCAGCTTTATCAAAGAATTGGTCATGTCCATATCTATTTTTTAAAGTAACATTTACCTTGTTGTCAAATACTTTAAAACCATCTGTAAAATCTACATAGTAATCTATAAACTTAGAAGGTGCAAACTCTATTTGATACGGCAATCCTTCTAATAGTCCATTTGACGCTACGTGAGTGTCTACCATTTTCTTTGCTTCACGTGAAAGAACAATAGAATCAGTAGTTATCTTTTGATTATCTACACGTGCTTCAAAGTCAATTGATATACCAATGTCAAATCTGTTTTCTGGAGATATTTCAATCCCTTTTATTTTATGCTTCATAATTAAGAAAATCTTGAGATATTACGAACTTTAGTGTTGCCAGTCTTTTTAGTTTCCATAATGTGCATTACTCCACCAACTATTTCACCAAGTTCAATGTTAGATTCTGGCTTGTTTTTAATCGTGTTTTCTAAAGATTCTAATTTAGAAACAATTGCATCTGTACTCCATGAACCTACATTTAACTGCATTGCACCATCACCTTTACGCATAACTTCGCCTCTATGAAAATCCTCTGCTAATTTAGCAATTTCAAGGTTAGATAAATCACCTATTTTACTATTTAATGCTTTTGGAATAACTCTTTCGTTAGGGTGTAATACAGCGTGAAAACCTCCTTTACCATCAACTCCTTGTCCATTACTTCCTGTATCTTCTGTACCGTCAAAATAAGCAGGCATACCATTTGATATTGCTTGTGCTAATTGCCCTAAAGCAGTAATCTCTGTAAATGTTTTTGTAAATGGATTTTCAGTAACCTTAGCACTTTGAATATTATTAGAATATGCTTGGAATATAGTCATTGCAATTTGCAGTTTTTGAATTGATTTCTGTTCATTAATTCGTTGCTTATCCGCTTCCATTTGTTGAACGTCAAGCTGTGCTAAAGACTCTTGTGCTTGTATGTTGCCTGATACAGCTTTTTCACGTAAGAAATCAGCTTGTGTAGACATACGGTCCATTCGTTTATCAAGTATGTCAATTCTACGTTCAGCCAAATCAATATAATGCTCTAAAGACTTTTGAATTAAGTTATTTACTGATTCAGCAGTATTTTTAATAACTTCTAATCTCATTTCTGCTCTTTCCTTTTCTAAATCACTTTGGTCTTTACTTATTTTTTCTTCTGATTTTCTTATAATCTCCTCTTTTTTTAGACGTAATTTTTCTAAGTCATTTTTTTCTTCTTCATCTAAATCTCTTTTTTCCTTTTTTGCTTCTTCTTCTATTTTACGTTTAGCATTTTGATAATTTTGTTCAATAGCAAGTTTATCTACCGCAAGTTTATTTTCTTGTTCGTTAGCCCATCTTAAATTATCTTTAGCTGTTTGCTTTGCACTTGCGGAAGAACTTTTATTATTTGATACTGCTTGTGCATTTTTTCTTTTTAAAGCAATAAGAGTTTCAATTTCTTCTGCATTTTTTATATTTGCTTCTTTTTCTTTATCAAGGTTATCTTGTAAATCTTTATATTTTTCTTTATAATCTATATCTCTTTTTAATTTTTTAGCATCATACTGATTTTGTTCTGCTATAATCATTGCTTTTTGCTCCTCTTGACTTGCGTAGTAAATAGAGCCAAAACCATACTCTCCAGTTCTTTCAAGTATTTTTTGTTGATTTTCTAGTGCTTTATTATATTCTTCTTGTGCTTTGATAACTTCCGAGTCTGCTCTAAATTGAGCAATATCAATCATAAGTTCTAAATGTCTTGACAAGTAATCAGTAGTAGTCTTGTATTCAGTATTAATTTCTATTATTTTTTTATCTTGCTGTGCGTAAGTCTTATTAGTTTCTTCAACAACTTTTTTGTTTGATTTTAGTCTTTTTCCTGTTTCAAGTATTTCTGTATTTAATATTTTTTCTTGCTCATAAGTTGCTTGTAAACTTGCTGTAAGTTGATTATAGACTTTATCAGTTCTTAATCTTCCGAAGTCGAAAGTATCGGCTTTAATGCCATATTTAGAAGCTATCTTCTGTGTTTCTTCTCCGCCAATATATAAACGCTTAGACATAAGGTCTGGCTTCAATTTAGCTCTATCAGCTAGTAATTCTTTTTGTCTATCTTTTAAGTTAACATAGTAAGTTTGAAGTGATTGCAAATTATCTGCACTAGACTGTTTCTCTCTTTTTCTGTATTCTTCTTTAGTTATCTCTCCTGCTTTAAACAACCTCATATTTTCAACCATTGCTTTATTTGATTTATCATACATATTATCAATAAATGTATTGGTTTTTTTCAATCCTATTTCAGTTTGTTTATTTAGCCTGTCAATTCTATCTTCTATGCTTATAACTCCAGACAATGACTTGTATAAGTAGTACGATAACTCTGCAATTACAGCGATAGATAACGCTTGTAAAGCACCTCCAAGTCCTTTCATTGCCTTGCCTAATTTGCTAGTAGATTTTTCAGCTCCTTCTGTAGCTGTTGTTAATCCAAAAATATTGGCAATAGTTTCTAATAGTCCTTTATTTCTTTTTTGCTCTAAGAAAGTTAGTAATATTACTGAACCTTTATATAACAGAAATACTCTGAATAAATTTCCAAACGTATTAATTAAAGTACCTATGTTATTTGCAATTCCGTTTAATACAAATGCAAAACTTTTATTAGCATTAAATCCTTTTTGTAACTTGTCAAAGTATAATGTTATATTGGTTTTTAAGTTGTTAAACGCACCACTAACTGTTTTTAACTTTTCTTCTGCATTTTTGCCAAATGCAACATCTAACTCTCTAGCAAAAGCAGGAAGAACATCATCTGCTAATACTTCTCCATTTTTAAGCATTTTATTTAACTCAATCTCGGTAACACCCATAGATTTAGCCATCATTTTAAATGCACCAGGTAATCTTTCACCTAATTGTTGTCTTAATTCTTCAGAAGCTACAGTTCCCTTAGAAAACATTTGAGATACAGCACGTAAAGCTCCTTCTACATCTTGATTAGATAATGCAAGTGCTGAACCTGCTTTAATTACACTTTCATATATTCTTTTTCTACCGACTAATGATATATTAGAAGATTCAGATGAAGCAATAAAGTTTTTATAAGTATCAATAAGCACAAGTAAATCTTGTCCATATTTCTTAGACATTGTACTTAAAAATGCAAAGTTTCGTGAGTATTCACTAGCACTTCCAGATACATTTTTTAAAGCTAAACTAAGTGAATCTAGTTTTACTTGTGTTTCAAATAACCATCTAATACCATCGAATACACCAAAAGCAAGCCCTAATTGCATCAAAGCATTCTTCAATCCACCAATAGCCTTTTGGTAATTACCTACATTACGGAAGTTATCTCCTACTGTACTATCAAGTTTTTTAAGTGCTTTATCACCTTCAATTGCTGATTTAGTAGTTTCTTTATATTGTCTGCTTAGTTTGTAGTATTCTGCCGAGTTTTTCTTGCCTTGTTTTTCAAGTTCAAGCATTTCAGCACCTAAACGCTTAGATTCATTCTTTAAATCACGAGTATTTATCGTAAGTTGTTTGTAAGCATCTGCTAAATCTTTCTCAACTTTCTTTTTCTTTTCTAATTCTTTAGTTAATCGTTCTTCTTCTTTAGTTTCGTCTCTTGTAAGTTTAATATTTTGCTGTTTAGTTTTAGAAGATTGTTGAGCAAGTTTTTCTTGTTCTTGAAGTGATTTTAATTTTTGTTGATTAACTTTTTCTTGCTCTTGTGCTATTTTCTCTAATTGTTGGTCTAGTTTAGCTTGTTGAGTATTTAATTTTATTTGTTTATCAACTTCTGCATTTAGTTTTTTTACGCTTGCAATTAACGCTTCAATATCTTTTACACTTTCTGGCTTAGAACTTTTTAATTCTTTTTTAAAAGATAATCCAGTCTTAACCAATTCAGCATTCAGTTCAGCAACCTTTTCAGTAGCAACCTTTGCACCATCAACTAATACTTGGAATATTTCACCTTCAAATATATCTTCACTCTTAATTTTTTCACTCATATCAACCTATATTACTTTGTTTTTCGTATTCTTCCATTATAGAGTAAAACTCCGTAACAGTTATAACTTTCCAGTCTAATCTATAACCAAGCCACTTCCCTAAGTAGATTAAAGTTTTTTCAATACTCAATCCAGATTCAGAAGTCTTCTGTAAAGATACAATTTTAGCATCTTCTATTTCTATTTGTGTCAACTTGAAATCATCTTTTGTAATCAAAAATTCACATTGCAACAATGCTTTTTTCTTTAGAATATCCAAATACTTCTTATATTCTTTGTTTACACCACGTTTCTGTAAAAATTCATCGTATAATTTATTGAACGCTTCTTGATTATCAGTTTCTTCTTTAAGCTCTAAATTAACATACTTTAATTCTCCGTTCAAGCATTTCTGCCAATTAAACAAAGGTATTTCATCAATTGATTGATAATATTTCTCTGACATTCTTTATATATTTTTCTTTCATTTCTTGCTTAAACAACACAAGTGTTTCCTCTGTCATTCCAAGTATTCGGTCGTCATACCACTTAGACTTCTCAAATTTAGTTACATCACCATCAACTTCTATAGAGTCTACAAACACAGATACAAACATTGACCTATAAAACTCTCCAGAATCTTCTAGCGTGAATGGAGTGCCTTTTACTTTGTCAGGATTAATTTTTTCGGTACGTTTAGAATATCTACCAATAATATTTCCATCTATATCAAGTCCTTTTTGAAATTGATATTCTTGAACCCATTTTACAATCTTATTTCTGAACTCAACATCGAAACACTTTACCCACAAACTTTGATTGTAACCACCTAAAGACTTTGCCTTATTAAGCACTTTGTTTATGTCAGTTTTAGCAAAAAGGTCCTTCATAATTCAAAGGTAAAAAAAAAGAGGTACAAATTAATGTACCCCTTCCTTAAATGTTTATTTAAATACTATACTAAAGTAGTAGATAATGTTCCAACATATCCATTTTTAGCAACCGACAACGTAACTGGCAATGAAGCAGTTTGTGAAGCGAATGTCAATGCGTAACTGTTTTCAGTAGCAACAGCAGTTAATAAAGTGATTGTAGCGCCAGTAGCTGTGTTTTTAAGAGTGAAGTCAGCTTGAACAAGTCCAAGAACTTTAATCTTGTTTTTAGCAGTACCATAATCAAGCGTTCCAGTAACTACAAGAGTTGTTTGTGAAGCAGAAGTTTTAGCTAAAGCAACATCCAACAATCCTTCAAGGTTATTGAAGTCATACAAGTCAGTTGTATCAGATGGAGTTAATAACCAAAGTGTAGACTCATCAAATAATCTGTAGAAGTCAAATCCTACCATGATTTTTTGAGTAGCTGAATCTGTAGCAAACATTAATTTTGCTTCAAAAGATTCGTTGTCTACTGGAATTGGGTATAATTTATCACCAACTTTAGAACCAACTAAGTTTCCGTTAACGTCAACAACATAAACACCAAAATCAACACAACGATTGTCTTGGATTTTACCTAATAATTGAGGTGTTTCATTCCATAATTGACCAGCAAAAGAACGTTTACCTTGTTTGATAAATACTTTACGTCCAGATGGAGCTTCCTCAAAAGTAGAATCAGCCTTAGCTAACTCAACGTTTTCAAATTGTGGAAGTGGAAACCATCTTTTAGAAGCGTCAGCTTGATTAGCTAAAGCCGTAAAAGTAGCCTCAGTAAAAGTAGCTGTTAAATCTAAAGAGTTTTTAGCACCAGTTGAATCTTTCAACGGAACTAAGATAAGTTTTGAAGTAACGGATTGAATCGTTACGCAATTTGGTGTTCCAGTATTTGATAAACCAGATTCACATTTACAGCCTAATGACATATTTTTAAAGTTTTAATGATTAAAGAAAAGAAGGGGAGTTACCCTCCCCATTCAAATTAAGGTTTTAATAACGCAGTTTTTGCAGTAGAGAAAGTTCCTTTAACAAAAGCATTGTAGTGATTAGATTTCACATAATGAACCGCACGTGCTTCACACAAGATTGTCATTAAGTTTTTAGTGAAATCATCATTTACATAACCAACTTGGATATTCAAGTCTTCACGAATACGTAAGTTAGATTTAGTAAAGTCACCAACTAAGAAAGTTCCTGCAGTCATACCAACATTTTCGATAACTGGAATGCCTTTAACTCTAGTTACTCCGTTAGCATCAACATATTGCATAGCATAAGTGTACTCACCAGTAGTAGTTTTATTTAATTGCATTTTAACTGCATCCTCAGGGTGAAGAACAATATAGTTAGCATTAAATAATCCAGTTTGGATTTGTGCGATTGCAACAGCTAAAACATCAAACTCGTTAGGAGATACATAAGCTAAAGCAAAGTTACCAGCCGCCCAAGCAACAGCATTTTGTAAGATACCAGTTAAGTTATCTCCAGCACCATCACCAGAAAGAATTTGAGAATCTAATTTCAATTCAACGATTTCCATC